TTTGTGACATCATGCTTAGGTTACCCTCGTGAAACGCTCGCACCGCCGCATGTTTTGTCTACTCAACCCCCACGGATCTGTACTGGGTCGTCCGTGGGTGCAACTCTCGTAGGCCCTGCGGCCCGCCCTGGCTTTGTGTGCCGGTCGTGCCCCTGTAACTTCATGAATGCTCTTGTCAAGCGTCATGGAGCTCCTGCGCCCCCGTGTGACCTTGACTGGTTATACGTTCGGCCCTGGATCGCGGAGCTGATACGCGATGCTCCTTGGTTTACAAGTCCCTGGACCGACGATCGGGACGCTTGGATGGCTCGTTGGGCAAAATCCAAGCGCGATGCGATTCGCCGGTCTGAGGATAGCGACCCCGTTCAGCCATGGCGTACCAAGGCTACTCTCAAGCGTGAGAGCAAGCAGGTAGCATGGACCAAGGCTCGGATAATTCAAGCATACTACAATGCCGCCACCCAGTCCGAGCATGGACCACGGATGTATTCTATGCAGAAGTCCGTGTTTGAATGGATAAACAGGCACTGTCGTGGTAAAATCCGCATCACGATAGCGTCTGGGTTGCAGCCGAGGAAAATTGCGCGTTGGATGGACCGGGTTCACCTTCGTTGGCGTAATCCTGTCTTCCGCGAGCGTGATGGGAAGAATTGGGACGCTTGTATGGGGGAGAAGGCGTATGCGCTGTTCGCTGAGATCTGTGACGCGGTTGACCCCGAGTTCGGACGCTTTGTCCGTGCGGGCTACGCGGCGCAGGGTATCGCGTTTTTCAGCACAGGCGTCTTCCGGTACACGCTTGTGGGGGGAACGAAGAGTGGCTTCAATCAAACGACGCTGTTCAACAGCTTGATCAATGCGTGCATTGCCTATGAGACGTGTGCGCATTTTGGGATTGAAGCGGAGATCTTAGTCGCTGGTGACGATTTGCTGGTCGCCAGCGGCGAGTCTCAAAGTGGCCACGCTGAGTACGAGGCCCACTTCGGGATTGTGCCTGAGTCTCGCATTTTCGACGACTACGTGGACGTGAC